TCTGCTTTATCCTCTTCAATTTTATTTTCTGCAGCAACAATACCTTTGATGATGTTCACATCATTTGATATCTTCATCAGTGCACCAGACATATCACCACCACCATCATCCTCTGCTGGAGCAACTGGAGCAAGTGCAGAACGTGGTGATATAAAATTCATTGCATCTTGTTTCTTCTTCGCCTTTCTATCTGCTATCGCTTTATCTTTTGCATCTATCTCTGCTTGAATTTCCTCAAGTGATTTAGCATCTGATCTTCTCTTTCTTGTTGTCTTTAATTTACCAGTCTTATCTTTCTCTACCTCTCTACTTGCTCTTAAATCTTTTATCGCAATTTGTAATTGTATTAGTCTAGAATCTTTTGGATCTTTTATCTGAAGTGAATTAAAACTTTCTTTTAACGCACGAATTTGACCCGTATAAGATTCAAGATCTACGGGTTCGTATCCAAAATCATTGATAAGTAAATCCTTTGTTTCCTTACTTATCTTACTTTCTAAACGCTTAGCCATTACTTAGATTGTTGTCGTTTAAGTTCTTCCTCTTCAAGATGTTGTTTTAATAATCCAACATAGATATCTCTCTCCCAAGGGATCATGTTTTCAATCTCTGTCAAACTATATTTATGGTATTGCATCAACGAAAAGTTCAACTTATAGTAACTAGCTAGATCCATATGGATCAGTGCTACGCGAAAAAAGATGCTAAACCCTCAAGTACAACCTCACTTTCAACCTTTGTATTAGGATTAGTTACTTTAATAGTATGTGATAACTTAGGCATTGTTGTAAAGAACTCCTCAATTTTTTTGAATTGTTGTGAGTTCATCGATTCAAGAAACTCATTTATCTCTTTCTTCGTACAATCTGCTGCAACCCATACCTCCTCTTCATTGTATATTTTATCAATGGATGATGCGATCAATTTAAATGATTGCTCCATTGCATTCTCATCTTTAAAATCAAAATTGTTTTTGATAAATTCATCAAGTGAGGGATACTTAAGTTCCATCATTAAAGTTTTATCTAATTCAACCTTGTTAGAATGACCTTCAGTTTTAACAACTTTAATATCATCTAAATCAATCGTGACAGGAACATTAGTTTTCCCATCATCTGGGCAGATTATATTTACATCTAATGATTCACCTACAGACTTACCACGAATATTTAAAAACAAATACTCAATATCAAAAGTTGGAAGTAACTCCACTTTAATTCCTTTAGTTTGAATACAACTTTTAATCACTGCTTTTATGGCAGTAGTTATTTGTTTTGTATCCTCACTTTCTAAAGCAAGAACTAAAAGTTTTTCCTCTTTCACAAGAAAAGGTCTGTAACTTATCTCCTTTTCTGTAGATGGTAACACCAAACTATAAGTTGGTGTTGCAATTTTTGGTAAAGGCATGATATCCTATTATGCAATTCAGTATATTATATAGCAGGGTTATCTGAGTGCTCTCTGAACAACTCCTCCTACCACATCTCCTAGTAAATCTATTCCTGTCAATCTATCTACTGTAATATTTGCAAACTGGCCAGCAGCATACGCAAATGCTGGATCGAGAGCATTAGAGTTTGCTTTCTTAGCACTATATCTTGTGTACGCAAATGTAACAGAGCATTTTAATAAATCAGATGCGTCATATGAAACTGGCATTGAACTAATTGCTTTAGGGAATGCGTCTATAAAAGTATATGTTAATGGTCTTGTTCTACCCCTAATAGGGTCTTTAGAGTTCAAATTCTTTTCAAACTTTGTTATCTCTAATCCACCTTTATATTTTTTGGGGAACTTCATTCTATAGAAAAACGTATCACTATGATTATCATTCGTATCATTCGTTGTATATGACATCCATGATTCAAAATATCTAATTGGTAAATATTCTTTTGCATCACAATAGAATGTCAATGAAATCTCTGGATCAAATATTCTACGGTGAGCATATTGTTCTGTCACTCCAGTGAAATCATTAGGTAACTCTGATGTTGCTAATTGAGAACCTGGCAACGCAGCTTCTGAACAAAACAATTGCAGTTTCTCTCTTCTCGTTGGATCTAAACCTCTGGCATTAAATAAAACATCAAGACCTTGTTGACGAAGATAAGTTGCAAACGTATCTCCTCTCTCATTGAGTTGTTTCGGATCAATAATTCCCACCTGAAAGAACGAGGTGGTTGCTGGTTCTAACAGATCCTTTACAATTTTATCTACTGTTAATCTTTGTGGTGCTATGGAAGCCATTTATAAATACATTTGACCTTATATATTATGTATGCAAGATAATGGGAGAAAGTATAAAAAGTAGGTATAAACCATCTAATCCAGAGAAATATCAGGGCAATCCGAACAATATTATCTGTAGGAGTAGTTGGGAAAGACGCTTTTGTGTGTGGTGTGATAAGAATGAGAACATAATATCATGGGCATCAGAGGAGTTTTCCATACCTTACATGTCTCCTGTTGATAAACGTGTGCATCGTTACTTTCCTGATTATATAATCAAAGTGAAAGAAAAAGATAATAAAATTAAGAGTTATGTGGTCGAGGTTAAACCAAAGAAACAAACTAAACCACCTAAAAAAAGAAAAAGAATGACTAAATCATATATCTATGAATGTCAAACCTATGCAGTCAATCAGGCAAAATGGAAAGCAGCAGTAGAGTTTTGTGAGGATCGTAGGATTCAATTTAAGATAATCACAGAAGATGAGTTGGGCATTAAGTAATGGTAAAACTAACTTACGATGAAGTAAAAGCAGAGATTGATGCTAGGAATCCAACCAAACCTGGCCAATATACAGGTCAACCTGTTCCCATAGGTCAGAAAGAAAAAAGACCACCTACTGTAAATGCAAATCGCATTGAAGCAATCAAAGATAAGTTAGTGTCAAGTGACCCAGAGGATCTAATGTTACAGATCATGGAGGCATTAAATAATACCGTGACTCCTATTCCTGATGTAGGAAACTATTATACGTTTGTATACAATGCAAAAACTCCTGAGAAACAATATGATCAACACCCACTGATTGCTTGCACAGATTTATTCAGGTGGGGATTCAGGGGAATCAATTTTCATTGGCAATCATCTCGTAACTACACATGGGATGAACTCACAGGTCAACTCTACATGGTCAAATCAATTGAGTTAGATGACCTACTCGCAATACCTTATGCAAAGTTTATCACTAAATAAATAAAAACCATCTAAATGGCAACAACTGCTAATAGTCCTAGTTGGGTAAGAACCTATACGAATGACGACGCAACCAAATATCAAATAGCATATAGATCCAACAATACATGGAGAGAGGATGCTAAAGGAAGACCTGTGCCTGGTTCTTTTACCACAAATTTGCAAGTAGATAGGATAGCAATTGATGGTAATGTAACTGGTGGTGGTGTAAACGCAACGTGGACAACAGCAGCAACAAGAGGGCCTGGTGCTAATGGTGTGTGGACGAGAAGATATTTAGATGATGCTGCTACAAATTTAGGTTTTGCTTTACCTGATGCAGGTTGGGCAGATATTAATGATAGAAAGAGTAATTTTAATTCACAGATTAGTAATGTAAGTGCAAATGCAATTGCGAAATATTTTAGAACATTAGGTTATGGAAGAGGTAGTGGTGTATCAACACAGGCAGGAGCGTTAAGAGAGATAGCAAGAAGTCAAGGATCAAATAATCAAGGTAATCCATCTGAGGAAACTACTAATGCTAGTCGATTAAATATTCGTTCACTACCAGAGGAAGATACAGGTAAACCAAGAGCAAAATATCAATCACGTTATACTTATTATTACCCAACAGCGATCAAATCAAATCGTGACCAAGATAAGATGCAAATATCTGTTTTGGAATATAAACCAAAAGATATAAAAACATTTAAAGTGGCAACAAAACGTGATGCTGATGGAAGAGAGGGGTACAAAAAAAGAACTTTAGGAAGTGTTTTCCTACCAGTGCCTGGTTCAGTAAGTGACAATAACAACGTTGACTGGAGTATGAATGAAATGAATCCATTGCAACTTGCTGCTGGTAATGCATTCTTTGAAAATGTTCAAAAAGGAAAAGGTGCTGTAGATGGGTTAATAGATTCTGTTGGAGACATAGCAAAAGATATTGGTGCTGGTTCTGGTGATGTAAAAAAAGCAGTTGCAGCAGCACTAACTAAAAGTGCCACTGGTGCAAGTATATTAACAAGAACAACTGGATCAGTAATTAATCCTAACATGGAATTACTTTTCAAAGGCCCAGTTTTAAGACCGTTTACTTTTGCATGGAAGATGAGTCCTAGAGATTTTGAAGAAGCAGAAATGATAAAGAAAATAATTAGAATGTTTAAACAATCACAGTCAGTTAAAAGATCTAAGAGTTTGTTATTTTTAAAATCACCAAACACATATGCAATAAGATTTTTGACAGCAAGAAACGCAGAGCACAGTTACTTACCAAAAGTAAAAGAGTGTGCGTTAATAGGATTTAGTATCAACTATACTCCTGATGGTAACTATCAAACTTATGAAAACTCTTCTATGGTTTCGTATGAAATGACAATGAATTTTAAAGAACTAGAACCAATCTTTCATGATGAATATACAGATCTTGATAATAACACAGACCAATCAGTAGGTTTCTAATATGTCTAACAGATACTTTCGCAACATACCAGATTTTGAATATGTTAATCGCACTAAAGACGGTCAATTTATTTCAAACTATACACAAGTAAAAAACTTTTTTAAGAAGGGAAGAATACGAGAGGATCTATTTCAAGATCTAACTGTATTTGAAAAGTATAGTGTCAAAGGAGATGATAGACCAGACAATGTTGCCTTTGAAATATATGATGATCCCACTTTAGATTGGGTTGTATTAACATCAAATAACATAACTAATGTTCAGAATGAATGGCCTCTAAGTCAGAAAGCGTTTGAAGATTATATATTAGATAAGTACAAGACAGATGAAAAATTAAATGAAATCCATCACTATGAATCTAATGAAGTCAAAGATACTAATGGAGTTATCATATTTCCTAAAGGTGTAAGAGTCAGTGCTGCACAGAGTGTAAGTTATTTTGAACCGTTGAGTGAAGAATCAGTAACAGTAAATCCTATATCAAGAGCAGTTACTAATTTTGAATATGAACAAAAAGTTAACGATGATAAGAGAAGAATATTTTTAATCAAACCAATATACCTAGGTGTTGTCTTTGATGATCTAGAAGAAATGATGACATACAAAGAAGGATCCACTCAGTTTGTGAGTGAATCCATGAAACGTGCTGATAATATCAGACTATTTGAGTAAGTTAATATATGCTGCTATAACCAAGAGGGTTAGACAGATCTGATTATATCTCACTTAACTC